TTCAACCAAATTATGAAACTGTAGATGAGCTTTATCATATGCAATTACATTTCTAGTTGCTGGATAAATAATTTCCATGTTAGCAAATACACGTCCATTTTTAAAAACTCTTTGCAATTCATCAGGTGCAACTTTTTGTAATGCTGCGGTAACATCTTGTGACATTTCCCGAAATGCATCTACAACTAATTTATATCCTTCCGATGCATCGGCTCCATTTTTCTGTACCGATTCTTGATACTTCCTCTCAAAATCTGCAACTAATTGTTCTGGATTCATTGGATTAATAATTGTGCCTTTATTTCTTGCAAATCCAGGCTGTCCGTCTTTCCATGTTACAAATATATTTTGTCCATCAGTTTTTTCAGTTACAGCTTGTTCAATATCTAAACGACCTTCTAATGCTCTAGAAATTATTTCACGTACATCGTTAAATGTTAATCCGTGATCATCCCATGGGTGTGCCATATGTCCTGCAGCGCCACCTTCTGTTAATACATTTCCAGTACGTAATGCAGATTCAATTGTATATAGTACATCTGACGGATCATTGGATTGCCATCTGCGTCTTTGTTTTTTAATAGTTCTAGGAATCAATCTAATTTTTCGGCCGTCCCATTTTAACATGAATGGCATATGTATAGGCACATCAAATTGATAATCAGATGCTACTGCAGTATTTTTATTTTGATCTACTTGATTTCTAATATCTTCCCCATATTCATCTGCAAGTTCTTCAAAAAATTCAGTTAATTCATCTGTGTATATAGGAGCTTCATTTCTAGGATCATTTAAACGATCTATAAAATGTGTAAATTTACCTTGAAAGTCTACATCAATTCCGAACTCTCGAAAGAATCCGTCAACTGCTTGTTCAATTGTAGATAATTCATCTCTTGTTATATAATTTTCTCGTATAATATTTTCTAAAAGTTTTGCACCTACCACTGTTTTTTGAAAATCATCAAAATCATATACAAATTCGCGACCTCGATTTTTTTCTAGAAAGGTTCTTAGTTTTTGTATTTTTGCAGAATGTCGTTTTTTTTCTGCAGGAAACATCATTGATTCTAAAACATTGTTAACATCATCTTGCAATGAATTTACCCACCACTCTTTAGTAAACAATGATTCTTGCATACCCTTTAAAGTTTGCCAAGCATTTTTTACTTTTGCATCTGCATATTGCGGATATGATAATCGGAATGTTTCATAATCTCCGGATTGTAATGCTGCCCGGACATCGGTTGCAGAAACAGGTCGGCCATCTGGATATGACAGCGGATCTACATTTATATTGCTTAATTCGTTGTCAGCAATGTCAACTTTTGCTTTTATAGTACGACCAGACTTATCTCCAATAGTTGAATATTTTAAAACATTTGGACCAAAGTCTAATGATCTTGAATAATCATCTCCTTTTTGAGAAGCAGCCATTGCAAATTTACCTTCAGCTTCGTCTGGCAATGCAAACAAATATTCGTATGCAGCCATGATAGGAGAATTAAATTGCGTAGGCTGTATTTCAATATTTGGATTATCATTTAGTATATTGAAAATTTCAATAGTTTTATCTCGGCTAATCCCGTCCCGTTCTTTAGGGCCAATTAACATGATTACTCGATCAACCATTGGGTGTTGTGCATATCTATTAGCTAATTCTAAATGTGCTCCAGTTAATGGTTTAAATCCTCCAGGAAATAATACTGTTATTTTATCCATTATATATTTTCTTTTATATAAATATTAATCTAATTGTGTCCACGCGCCATTCAAATAACAATATATATGTTCTGTACCTGCAGATGCCGAAACTTTTAATATTCCAGTTGATCCGATTGTAGTTGCCGATGATAATGGAATTTGTATTCCAGAATAAAATTGAGGTGTAACTGTGTCATAACTACTAACTGTTTGTATTTTCCAATCTAAAGCACTTTGTGCTAAAAACACACGATTACCAGTATTTACTTTAAATACATTAGTATATGATGACCCACTTACAGTATAAGTAGTAAATGCTGGATATATCCAATCATCGGTGTCTGATGATATGCGCGCATCCGGAGCATTACCAGCTCCCGTTGTGCCTAAATCTGAAGCATTACGTGCTAAATACAGCGGCTGTGTTGTTGTCGATGATTCTATAACAATAAATGTTGCATATTGTTGCCAAAGTGCATATGATACATTATGTAAATTAATTGCACCAATTGGATATTGTAAATTAGTTGCTTCTATACGAATAAACATGGCTGGACCATTTCCTGCTAGAAGTGGATCATATGATCCTGTTAAATTTAATGCATAATATGTGTTTCCACTAAATGTATATGTAGATAAATTATTTCTAGTATTATCAATTTTAACTACACGAAATTGATATAAATCTGCTAAATTAACTCCTCTAAATTCACCATCAGATGCCGTAACATTACCTTGTGCATCTAGATGAAAATTAGATGCTGAAATTTCAACATTACCAGCAGCACCGCTAATAAATGTAGAATTGTTTCCGAAAAAGAATTTATTAGTCCGAACATCAATTTCACTGTCTGTGGTACTATATCTAAAATAACTAGAAGTATTTGCATATAATTCTAATCCAACGCCGCTATATGGCACTCCTCCTTTAGTTCCCAAAGATCCAGATAATGCAGATCCTGACCATATTAAAAATCCAGGAAAGCCGGCAGCAAATCCTTCATATCCTAATGATCTAATAAATCCGGTGTTTTTATACCCGCTAATTGCTACGCCGCTTTCTAAAGAATCAGCAACATATAAAGAACCAGTAAGCATTGAATAATCACCATCGATGTATCTGTTACCACCTTCCCAGTTTTTATTATACACATAACTTATTTGTTTGCTACGTTCACCAGCAACGTTGTAATATTCTGCTTTAAATGTTAGTTGGTTGTCTGATTTATGTGCTGTGGGTACTAAGGTACGTAGTCTGGTGTAATTAGGAGAATATCCAGAATCATTATCAGTAGTAGTTCGTATATCCGATACTTGCCATGTTCCAGATTCTACTACTAATAATAATACTCCATAGCCTTCTTTATCTGTTTCAAAACTAAAAACTTGATCATCAAATCTTTGAGTCGTAGAATCAACACGCAATTCGCCAATTCGTTTTCCTAGTTTAACAGGTAGTTCTTGATTAAAAAAATCGGTAGTATCAAAATCAAAAGCACTTCCGGATAAATACAGAGATAATACCGGTTGTGCTGACCCAGATTGCGTGCCTACCGCATCAATAGTAATTTTATATTCCGAATTTGCTATAAAAAAGCCTTGATATGCAGATTTTATTTTTGCTATGCTTACTGCTCTAGTAGCAGAAATATCTGCATTGTTTTGAATCAACATGGAATTGTTTAATGATGAAGTTGTCCACGTCAATATAGGAGCGGTAATACTTGTCGATCCGTTATATGCAACTCCTTCCCAATATGTGTTGATAACACTTTGTGTAGTAAACAATCCAACACTTTCATCAGGATATAATGATGCCGTATTTGATACAAATATTTCAGTTTCATCTAATTCAACATCATTTAATAGTTCCCACGTACCAACTGTACCATTGTTATTCATAAACAATTTAACTCTAGATACATCGCCTGTTGCTGGTTCTAAATTTTTAATTTGAACTAATGCAAATGATTCTGAATTTTGTGTCGGCGTATATATTGGAGAAGCTTCATATGTTAAACTATATGCAGATGCATCAAAATTTGTATAAGTATGTTGAGATATGCTCTGGCTACTATACGCCGTATATTCTGTATCTAACAATGCTATGGTTGGCGTTAATATCTTTTTTATCGTAGATATATATGCTGTTGTAGCAATAGGATATGACGGTGTAGGAGTAGGATTTGTTGGTGATGAAATAGTAACAGTGCCTGTAGACATATCTGATATGAATACGCCTCCGGTTAATTCTATAGCTGGTTGATTATTATATAAGAAATATTTTATAGTGCCTGTTGTGTATGTAGGAAATTGCGATGATGAGTAAGTTCTATTTAATTGAACTCCTACTTGTTCTGTAATAACAAGATCCGGTAATTGTTCAAATATTATTTCAGATGTGTTTGAAACATTTGGATTAACCGGTACTGTTCTACTCCATTTAACATTAGTGCGTCCTTGCCATTCGGCAGGAACATTGATAGCTTCACCAGTTAATGTAATGGTACAATCGCCAGGCGATGTTTCTTCATACACGTAAATTGCAATTACCCGAGACTTGTCATCATCAATATAATTTACAACTTCATGATAAATAGGATTACCATTATAATCTAAAACTTCAATGTTTAAATAACTACCTGGTTTTAAACTAATGTCATTGCCGCGTATTTTAAATAAATTTTTACCAGCAGTTAGCCTAACAGGAAATTCAGATATTTGAAAATAATCAGGCGACGTTAGTGACGTATCTGTAAACCAAACGGTTGTATATTGTAAACCTTTATAAACAGTTTCTTTGCGTTTCATCCACTGATAATCTTTTTATATAAATATCAGTTATGTTGAATCTGGCTGTATCCGGCAATTTTATTTACTTCAATTAAATTGTCAACCATATCCCGCATCGAATCAACGTGTGATATAATTACTGAAAAATCAAATTTAATTCTAAAATAATCAAACAAATTAACTACTGCCGAAATATGTTCTGCATCTAAACTTCCCCAACCTTCATCGATTGCAATAAAATTAGGACGAGGCAATGCCGACACATTGATAAGTGCTATACGTATTGCTAATGAAGAAATAAATCTTTCCATCCCGCTAGTTAATTCTAATGGCCAAAAATTATCTTCATCATAAATAATATATCCATTGATATTTTTACCATCACTTTGAAGCACCATGTTAAAATCTACAACTTGATTCAAAACATTGTTTATTTCAGTTTCAATCTTTGGCATAGCTTTCGATATCAATTCATACGGAATACCATCACGCTTTACTGTTTGTAGATAATATTCATATGCTTTGTATTCTGTTTCCAATTGTTGATATGATTCTAATTGTGTCAATGCAGCAGCTTTATTTGTTTTTGCTACTTCTATTGCACCAAACAATGATTTAATTGTATCTTGTGTAGATTTTATTTTTTCTGTGTATGTTTCAATATTGCTTTTACACGTTGCAATCTTAGAATCAACTTGTTGATTGTGAATTATTGCAGTTGCATTTTGATGAAATAATTCTTGCCGTTCCAAACATGTTTCTAATTCAGACTCTTTAGTTTGCAATTCATTTTCTATGATTTGAAGTTGTAATTCTAATTTTTCAATTGCACTCTGATTGTTTTGTAAATAAGTTTTCAATGTAGTTAGTTCAGAATACCGGTGTTCATATTGTTGCAATAACGCAATTTCATATGAAATATCTTGTTTAACATTTTGTAAATCTGCTAATACATCTCTATCCTGATCGATTGTATTTTGGGCTTCGATTGCATTTTGAACGAAAACGTTAGATGTGCAGTATTTACAATTTGGATCGTATTCATGAGATTTGAGATGTTTAATTTTTTCTTGTTTTGCATTTACAACTCCTTGTTGTTTTTTAATGTCATTCTCAATTTTTTCAAGATTATCGTTAAATATTTGTAACCGATCTAACTGTTCTAATAATCCAGTTTCATCATACGTACGAATTTCTTTTTTAATTGTAGAATCCTGTGTTTTTAATTCTTCTAATAGTTGTTCTGATTGATCAATATCCGTTTGCAATGAATCAATTTTCTTAATTAATTCAGATTCTTGTTTATATAATTTTGTAACGTCTGGTCCGTTATATGTTGTAGGTAATTTTGTTTCAATCAATGTAACAATTTTGTCTTGTGCAACATTTCTATGATTTTGTAACTCATTTTCTTGTTGCTCTAATTCTATTATATTGTCTTGATTGCTTGATATAACTGCATCATTTTGTAAAATAATATCAGCAAAATCTGTTTTTTTATATTCTTTTAGTTTACCTGCGGTTTCTTTAATTTCATCAGATGCTAATTGATACAATTGTTCAAACACTGTAATATCTAAAAACTGTGAAAGTAAATCTTTTCGTTCTCGTTGAGACTTTTCAATGAAATTATTGTTATCAGCTTGCAACGAAAATGCTGTTAAAATAAAGTCATCATATGTTCCTAAATATCTACGAATTGATTTATTCGTATCACTTCGTTCTTCGCCGTTTAAATTTTCTGTATCAGTGTAAAAATCTACTAATACTTTAACATGTCCATTCTTTTGTTTAATACCAGTTCGTTCTATCGTGTACGTGACTCCATTCATTTCAAAAGTAAACTTACCACGAAATGTAGATTTTTTATTGTTTAAAACTTCATGTGCTTTACCTGTTTTACTACACTTATCAAAAATAGTATATGTTATAGCATCTAACAAAGAAGATTTACCAGATGTATTTGCAGCAAATAACCCACATACATCTTGCATATTTT